CCGCTCACAACATTTTCTCTGACCGCGCCGCTCGAAATCTTAACACCCGAACCCCTGCTTCTGCAGCAAAGCGGCTCCGCTCTTGATTTTCAGGCCGGTGGCGCACTGCAATTGGCCGGAGGTACGCCAGCAACTCCATATGAAATACCACTCACAACCTTTGCCCTGACCCTACCACTACCCTCTTATGACCTCGCAACAGACTATCCTGTTCCTCTTACGACGTTCACGCTGACGCCGCAGGCAATAACCACCTCCCTGACTGTCGAAGCGCCCTTAACGTCCTTCTCGCTGACGTTACCGCTTCCGTCTTATCTGCTTTCTATCGGTTACGATATTCCTCTCACTTCCTACACCCTTACGCTGCAGTCAGTAACAGTTGACCAGTCTATCCCGATCCCGGCGACTTCTTACACACTGACGCTGCCGGTCCCCGATTACGAACTTGGTCAAATATTCACCGTTCCGCTAACCACTTTCACCCTAACAGCGCCGCTCGAAATCCTCACCCCCGAACCTCTTCTTCTATTTACGGCTGGTGGGGCCGTTGATCTGCAGGCTGGTGGGGCGCTGCAACTTACCGGCGCTGTAGTCGGCCAGTACAATGTTCCACTCACTACGTTCGTTCTGACCCTGCCGATCCCCGACGTCATTCCTGGAACTGCGGTTGTTATTAACACTTTCACGCTCGGAGATTATTACCCCGGACTTTCTGACTCAATCCCGCTTGTTATCACCGCAACTGGTGCTACGGACGATGTGGACACAGTTTACGGAGTCCTTGTATCTCAAGGTGCCGCGACTCCGAGTGCCACAGAAATTAAAAACGCCACGGCGACCGGACAGCTTGACTCCTTCAACTTCACTTGGGACGTAGATGCTGCGAGTGAATTTGCGGTCACTGGTGGCATTGACGAGGCGTGTGACATCTACATTGTGATCGACAATGGAGTGCTGTCGAATGTCAAGAGCGTTCTCAACTTTGACGTAAACAGCACAGGCGAGAACACGCCGCTTACGACTTTTGTGCTGACGTTGCCAGCGCCTTCCGTCGAGACTACGTACGAAGTCCCGCTTACCACGTTCGCTCTGACTCCGCTGACGCCTTCGACAGCTCTTTCGGTTCCGGTCCCGACAACCTCTTTCGCATTGACCTTGCCGACCCCGGATTACCAGCTTTTAACAACTTATGAGGTTGCTTTAACCTCGTTTGTTCTTACGGTGCCAGCGCCAGATACAACAATAACGGTCGAGGTCGCGTCTACTGCATTCACACTTACGCTGCCTGTCCCTGAGTATCAACTCGGTATTATTTACGCGGTCCCTGCGACAAGCTATTCCCTGACCCTCCTCACCCCGAGCGTAAGCCTTTCTACGCCTGTTGATGTCACGGTGTTCACCCTGACGTTGCCGTTGCCGTCCTTTACAACCAGCGCTGTCTTTGACGTTCCGGCAACCAGCTTCTCGCTTTCGCTGCCCTTGCCGAGTTACGACCTCACAACAGCCCTCAACGTGCCGCTTACCTCATTCGTGTTGACTGGCTTTGCACCGACTACTGCCTCGGTCGTAGGACTTCCCCTCGCCACGTTCACGTTGACCCTGCCGGTTCCGTCTTATTTCCTCGGTGCCTCGTTCGATGTCCCGGCCACGTCCTACACGCTTACGGGCCTTGCACCGACTGTCGCCCTTTCGACACCAGTACCCGTCACGGACTTCACACTTACGGCCCCGCTGCCCTCGTACTTCCTCGGAGCGTCCTATGAGGTTCCAGTCACCGCCTTCTCCCTGAGCCTTCCAGTCCCGACAACAACGCGGGTCTTTGAGGTCCCTGTCACGGCCTTCACTGTTACCGCGCCCGTTCCCTCAATAGTTCTCGGGGACACATTCTTAATCCCCCTAACTCCGCTGACGCTCACGGTTCCTGCCCCCACGGTGGCCGTTTCGATTGCGTTGCCTGTCACCGATTACTCGTTGGTGCTTCCGACGCCAAGCATCACTATCGGGTCAGACTACGAAGTCCCCCTGACCACATTCACCTTGACCACTCCGTCTCCCTTGTTTATACTTACCCATGTAGTAGGGTTGACTACCTTTGCGTTGACCCTCCCTGTGCCAAGTATTTTCCAAGCCGGAGACACCACGAGAAGGATCGCACTTGATGAAGAAAGCAAAAACCAGCTCGCCACGTTTGCGTCGAAGAACGCGCTGGATATTTTCGCTTCCCTTAACTCCCTTGACGTTCTGGAAGAGGAGCCGAACGAGACATGACCTTTTATATTAAACGACGAGATACGTCGCCCGCCTTCCGCGCTATTCTCAAGGACGCCGCTGGTGTTGCGGTTGACATCACTGGAAACCTCGGCGTCCGCTTTCACCTGTTCAGCAAGTATGGGGTGCAAATCGTTGACGCCGCTGCGACTGTGAACGACGCAGCTGCCGGAGACGTTCAGTACGAATGGCAGACAGCGGACACCGTGCTCGCTGGCATCTTCAAGGCCGAGTTCGAGGTCACGTACTCGGACGGAACAATCGAGACCTTTCCGAACAATGGATACGAAAAGGTCTATATAGATGAGGACTTGGTATGAGCCTGAGACGCCCCCTGAGGAAGAACCAGCGCCGCGCAAACGTGCGGCAGACAGACGCAACCGTGGAACCGGTCTCAACGGACGAGCTGAAAACACACCTGAGGATCGCGGAGGACGATGATGCCTGTGAGGAAGAATACCTCGCGGGCCTGATCACCGAAGCGCGCCGCTGGATGGAGGATGAAACCGGGATCGCTTTTCTGTCCCAGACGTGGACGCTTTCCCTCGATCATTGGCCTGCCTACCACGATGCTTGGTGGGACGGAGTGAGGCAGATGGCCACAACGGAATTGTACTCCCAGGCCCCGGCAACACCGATCATCCTTCCTCGCTATCCTGCAATTTCCCTCGACACCGTGACTGTGTATGATGAAGCAGGTGTCTCGACGGCGGTGACAATCGCAGACGTGTTTGACGTGGACGTAGCCTCGAGGCCCGCACGAGTCGCCTTGAAGCGCGGAGCAACGTGGCCCACGGCGAGTCGGAGCCTGAACGCAATTGAACTCGACTACACGGCAGGGTGGGGGACAGCGGTTTCTGACGTTCCGCCCTCACTTCGCCGGGCCGTGCTCGAGATGGCTGCGTACATGCACACGCATCGAGGAGACTGTACGCCAGAAGAAGGTTATACGAGATCGTCCGCACATTCAATTCTGCGGACGTATCGGGTACGTGAGATTTGATATGGTCCTTGACATAATGTCGAAAGCCATATCATTGACAATCGGCCCACAATACTGTAGACTGCCCTAAAGGAGATCAAGATGAAAAGAACCATAATTGCCCTGACAACCGTTGTTGCCCTCGCAGGCTGTACGGGTTTGCCACAGGATCGTGACAGTGATGTGGTGGCCACAGCCATGCTCGGTGCGTTGATCGTTCCGTTCCTCATTCCGTGAACAAGTGTTGTCCAGTTACGGCGGGTGATCTGAAGCACCGAGTCTTTATTGAAAAGAGGACTCGGGTGTCTGACGGTCAGGGCGGCTACGTGGAAACGTGGACCGCCGACCCGCCTGCTGGAGTTCGCGTTGCCATGCAATTTCTGACAGGCACGGAGCGCTGGGAGTCCATGCGGAACATGCCGGGGAACCTTATCAGGTTGACGATGCGGTTCAAAGGGAACAGCCAAGGCGCGCCGTATTGGCAAACCGGCCTGCACCGGGTTCTGTTCCGCGGCCGCTACTATGACATCTTGGCGATCAGTGATCTCGAGTGGGATCAACGGTGGCTGAAGATGGATATTTTTGAGTCGAGTCCGTCCTGATGTTCCGCGTTAGCATACAGAACCTTGAGACTGTGCAGGACCAACTGGCCGATCTCATTGCGGCCTCGCCCGCTTCCGTTGCAGAAACGGCGAACTTCGTGGCGCAATCAACTGCGCAGCGAGCCAAGCACAAGATCAGCACCGGGCCGCGAACTGGCCGTGTGTGGAAAGACGGCCACCAGTCCTCTGCGCCGGGTGAGCCCCCTGCCAGTGATACCGGGGAACTCGTCAGCCGGATCACCTTTACCAAGATGACTGTCAGAGAAGGTTCGCGGGCAACCGCAGGAACCACTGACCCGAAAGGCCACACCCTTGAGTTCGGCGGACACACAAGGTCGTCGCCAGAATTCGGTTCGCGCCTCGTTTACATCGAGCCTCGTCCGTGGCTCCTCCCCTCCTTCCTCGAGGCCATTAACGCGGCCCGAGGCAAGTTGAAGTTGAATTTGGAAAAGCGGCTATGAGCGATTTTCTCAACGCAGTTCAAGGCGCGCTCTTCACGAGGCTTGAGTCCGTCGTCACTTCCGCCACGATCTATGATGATGTGCCGGATTTGCCTGAGGGCCTGCCCGAGGCCAACTTCCCCTACGTTGTGATCGGCAACGACACCGCACTCACGTGGGACACGGACGACACCCTCGGTCAGCGCATCACCACAACCCTGCACGTCTTTTCCCGGTATCAGGGAAAGAAGCAGGCCAAAACAATCATGGGTGAGATATACGCCGCGCTGCATCGTCAGTCCGCGAACCTCACTGCAACCGGCTTTCGCTTTGTCGATTGCCTTCTCGACTTCTCTGACATCTTCGATGATGATGATGGAGCCACGCGGCATGGAGTTTGCCGCTATCTTATCACCATAGAAAAGGAGTAACAACTATGGCTGGTTTTAACGGACGCGCCCTCACCATTGACGAGAGCAGCACTACCCTCGTGGGTGTTCGCACCCGCGGTTTCAGCATAACAAATGACCATGTTGACGTGACGACTGACGACGACAGCGGCTGGCGAACTCTGCTGGCGGACCCCGGACTGCGCTCGATTGAGGTCACGCTCAGCGGGATCACTTCGGACGAAGTACTGCT